AGCAACCTTTCGCTGCTCGGTTTTACCCCGTCGGATCGTTCAAGGTTGGGCGTGGCTGAGGTGAAGGCTAAATCAAAGTTGGCGGAAATGATGGAGGCGCGGGCGAATCGTGACGGGTAGTTGGCCGCCTAAGTGGTTGACATCTATCCCGGTGGAGCAGATTGTTAAGGGCCGGGAGATGGAACCTGTTGCTACTTTCATTGAAGGTTTTGGGCGTATTACGAAGGATTCTGTGGCGGGTAAGGCGGGGAGTCCGTTGATGTTGCGTGGTTGGCAGAAGAACCTGGTCGAACATTTGTTCGCATGGGATGATGACGGTTTGCGGAACCGGGTGAGCCTTGTGGGTATGCCTCGGAAGAATGGTAAATCTGCAATTGGTTCCGCTATCGGCTTGTACTCACTTATCTTGGGGCCGCGTGGTGCTGAGGTGTATTCGGTGGCTGCGGAGAAGGAGCAGGCGCGAATTGTGTTTCAGGATGCGAAGCGAACCGTTGAGGCCAGCCCGGAGCTGTCTGCGATTACGAAACTGTATCGGGACGCTATCGAGTTGCCGTCGTTCAATTCGGTCTATCGGGTGCTGTCTGCGGAGTCTGTGACGAAGGAAGGTTTGTCCCCGACGACGGTTATTTTTGATGAGTTGCACGCGCAACCTGACCGGGAATTGTTCGACGTGTTTTCGTTGGCTATGGGTGCCCGTGGGAAACTTGCCACTCTTATTGCCATTACTACGGCGGGTGTGCGCTCTGACCGTCACGGCAAAGATTCGATTGCTTACAGCTTGTACAACTATGGCAAGCGCATCGCTTCGGGCGAGGAAAAGGATGACGCTTTCTTCATGGCGTGGTGGGAGTCTGAGGCCGACCACCGTTTGCGCGAGACGTGGGATGACGCAAACCCTGGCTTCGGTGACTTAAATGCGGAGTCGGATTTTGAGTCCGCGTTGCGGAGAACACCCGAGGCGGAGTTTCGTATCAAGCGTTGTAACCAGTGGGTGTCTTCGGTGGAGACGTGGTTGCCTGTTGGGGCTTGGGAGACGTGTGCCGGTGAGGTTGAGCTGAAGCCTGAGGATGAGATTGTGTTGGGCTTTGATGGTTCGTATAACGGTGATGCTTCGGTCATTGTTGGTGCGGTGGTTCCGGAGACTGCTGAGGATCCAATCAAGGTGTTTCTGGTGAAGGCTTGGGAGAAGGATTTGGAGCGCGACCCTGATGATTGGCGTGTGGACATTGGGGATGTTGAGGCTACGATTATGGACTTTTGCCAGACCCATAACGTGCGGGAGATTGCGTGTGACCCGTTCCGTTGGCAGAGGTCGATGGAGGTGTTGGAGAACCGTGGGTTGCCGGTAGTCGCGTTCCCGCAGTCTCCGCAACGGATGATAAAAGCGTGCGCGATTTTCTTTGACGCTGTGGCGGAGAAACGCCTGGTGCATGACAACGATGCGTTGTTGACTAGGCATGTAAATAACACTGCTATCAAGTTGACTCCGGCTGGCCCTCATGTGAAGAAGGAGAACCCAAACTCGCCTCGAAAGATTGATGCTGCGGTGGCGGCTATCTTATGCGTGGACCGCGCTAGTAGCGGTAAGATGGAAGCAGTGGTTCCCGAGTTTTATGGTTAGGGGTGTTATGTCTACTGTTCTGCAGGTGTGTGGCATGGTTGCCGTGACTGTTGGGGCTTGCCTGTTGTCTGTCCCCATCGGCTTGATTGTTGGTGGAGTGTTTGTCCTGGTTGTTGGTTTCGCGTTAGGAAAATAATTCGTGGTTTTGAATCGTTTGTTTGAGCAGAGGGCTATCAGCTTCCAGACTGTGTTTGAAGCTGGGGATGATATTGCCTTCGGTAATCTGTCGGATACGTCGATTGATTCGAAGAATGTTTTTCAGGTCAACGCGGTTTATAGCGCCGTGAGTCTTATTGCTGACACGATTAGCACGCTCCCGCTGGATTGTTTTCTCCGTGAGGATGGACAGAGGCGGGCGTTCCGGCCTAAGCCTGAATGGGTGGAGAAGCCTGATATTGCGTTGCCACGGGTGGCGTTTTATAATTCTGCGATTGTGTCGTTGTTGCTTGACGGTAATTTGTTTGTGCGTGTTTTCGCTGACCGTAACGGGCGGGTTGTCAACCTCGTTGTTTTGAACCCGCGAACCGTGACCGTTCAGCGCACACCGCAGGGCACGCTCACCTTCAGTGTTGAGGGTGAAACGAAGGTTCTGTCTCAAGAGGAAATGATTTTCGTCCCCGATGTGTTGCGCCCTGGGACGGTCCGTGGCGTGTCTCGTGTGGAGGCGTTGAAGGAAAACTTTGGTTTGGCTTTGGCGCTCGAGAAGTTCGCAGCCACATTCTTTGGTCAGGGTACAAACCTGAACGGTGTCATTGAGTTCCCGGGTAACTTGACGGCGGAGCAGGCTGAAAATTTGCGTAATGGTTTCGACAGTAAGCACAGGGGTTGGCGCAGAGGGCACCGTACTGGTGTTCTGTCGGGTGGCGCGACGTTCAAGACCACACAGGTTGATCCTGAGTCCTCGCAAAGTATTGAGGCTCGCAGGTTGGCTGTGGAGGATGTGGCTCGGGCGTTCAATATCCCGGCCCATTTGCTGAACATTCCAGGCACTACTTCGTATGCTTCGGTTGAGGCTAACAATTTGCAGTTCATCACTCACACGCTTAGGCCGATTGTGCAGAAACTTGAGGACGGGTTTTCACCTTTGCTTACTCGCTACCCTGGCGGGGAGACGGCTTTCTTGAAGTGGAACCTTGACGGATTTGCTCGCGCCGATATTCAGGCTAGGACTTCTGCCTATTCGACCATGATTCAAGCGGGTGTTATGTCTATCAATGATGTGCGCCGTTTGGAGGACATGTCGGACATTGATGACCCGGCTGCAAATAATGTGCGTGTGCCGTTGGCGAACCTGAACATTGATGCTGCGGATTTGATTGCTGAGGAGAAGCGGGTGAACATGGCGCAGACGTTGGTGTTCTCTGGTTATGATCCTGCGGAGGCTTTGGCTGCGGTGGGGCTTGACCCGATTGCTCACACTGGTTTGCCTTCGACTCAGTTGCAGGGTACTGCTCAGGTTTCTCCGGAAGATCCACAAGCTGCTTATGAGGTGGAGTAATGCCATATTTTGTTGAGGCAGAAAATCCTGCGTGTGCTGTGGGTGAGTTTGCGACCGTAAAGGATGACGGCGAAGTTATGGGCTGTCATGGCACGAAGGATGAGGCTATCGACCAGGGTGTTGCTATCGCCTTGAATGAGGATTCCACGTTTGAGGGTGAGCGGTCTTTGCGTCAGGTCGCGGAAGAACAGACTGCCGCGTCATATTCGTTAGTGGATTGCGCTGAACCGGGTGAGCTTTCTGTCAGCGATTTTGTGGATTTGACTCCGCCTGCGTTTGTTTGTGCTGTTGCGCGTAGGGCAAAGGATTATTCTTTTGAGGTGATGGCTATTGCTAACGGCAATATGACTCCGGCGATGTGGGTGGAATTGCGTGACAATCTTCTCGCAGATTCTGGTTTGGTGTGGGGTGTGCGGGTTGCACCTACTATTGCGAAACGTTTGCTGGCGTATGCGGATGGTGTGGTTGGTAGAATTGAGGCTAAGGCTGAGGATAGGAGCACTGTGACTGGGTTAGCTAAGAGCAAGCTGGAGACTCGCATTGTCGAGGTTGAGAAGTTTGAGATTCGTGAGGGCGCTGATGGTATGCACCTTGAGGGTTACGCTGCGCTGTTTAACTCTCGCTCTGAGAACTTGGGTGGGTTTACTGAGACAATTCAGCCTGGCGCGTTCCGCGTGTCACTGAAGGCCCGTAACGACATCAAGTTGTTGTGGAACCATGACACGGGGGCTGTGTTGGGTTCGACTCGTGCGGGTACTTTGACGTTGACTGAGGATGCTCGTGGCCTTCGCGTAATGGCAACCTTGCCGAATACGTCTTATGGTCGGGATGCTGCGGAGCTTGTGCGTCGTGGTGACGTAACAGGTTTTTCGTTTGGTTTCTCAATGCCTACCCGTGGTGGGGATGAGTGGAGCGCTGACGGTACTGAGCGTCTTCTCAAGTCTGTGCGACTGTTTGAGGTTTCGTTGGTGGCGTTCCCCGCTTACAGTGGGACTGCTGGGACGGCTACGGTTCGAGGTTTGGACAAGATTGCTAAGCGTGCCGATGTGGATGCTGATGCCCTTGCTGATGCGTTGTTGAAGATTGAGAACGGTGAAGACATTTCTACCGATGATCGTCAACTGTTGGAGAAGGTTATTGGTGAGCTTGCCTTTGAGGCTGAGACGCCCGTGGATGACCATGGCCTTGACATGCTTGCTTTGAAGAAGAAGAAACTTCAGCTGTTGATGGGGTACTGATGCCTACGGTTGAGCAGGTTCGTCAACTGATTGTGGAGCTTGGGCCGGATGTTGATGCCGATGTTTTGGCTCGTGCGATTGTTGCGCTCGATGAGGAGCCAACGAAAGAAACTCGGGTGCTTCACGCTTCTGAAAAGCGCTGACCGGGTTGGCCTCTACCGTTTCCCCCTTTCGACGGTAGGGGCTTTCTTTCTGCCATAATTGGTGTGGGGCTGGTTGGTTTCGACTTCGCATAAAAACTGCTTGCAGAGGTGTGGAGGACTCGGGTTCAATTCCCGACAGTTCCACTGTGCAGTGCCTCGGGTAGAATTAGAGCACCTGATAAGCGTTAACGCTGCGGGTAGCGGTTCAGCGTCAACGCGATCGTGACTCCATATTACTTTGAGAAAAGAAAGATTCTAATGACTGATTCATTTTTGAAGCGTCAGCAGGAGCTTAAGGCTAATCTCACGATGCAGATCCGCGACGTCATTGACGGTGCGGAGACTGAGTCTCGTGGGCTTGACCAGGCTGAGCTGACCAAGATTGACCGTATCGAAGCCGACATTGAAAGCGCCCAGCGTTCGATTGAGGTTGCTGAGTCCACTGAGGCCCGTGCTGCTGAGTTTGCTGAGGCTGCTCGTGGCTTCTCACCCGTTCAGGAAGTTGCTACAGATTCTGCTGAGATTTTCCGTGCGCTTGCCCGTGGCGAGGTTCGCGGACACGAATGGTTGCCTTCTGAGAAGCGTGCACTCGTTTCTTCGGCTGACACTGTTCCCGTTGAGTTCCTTGACCGCGTGTATGACCTTGCCAAACTGGTTGGGCCTTACCTTGAAACTTCTGAGGTTTTCACGCGCGACAGTGGTTCGGATTTCCGTATCCCCGTCATGTCCGGTTACAGCACTGCTTCTGAGGTGACTGAAGGTTCTGCGATTGCAGAGTCCAACAACACCTACACCAGCCTTTCTCTGGACCCGAAAAAGCAAGCATTTATTGTTCAGCTCAGCAACGAGCTGGTTCAGGATGCTGGTTTTGACATTGAGGCCAACGTCGCACGCCAGGCAGGTATCGCTATTGGTACTCGCGCAAACGTCGTTATCCACGCAGCTGTCACAGCTGTTGCGGGTTCCGGTGTAACCGCAGGAACAACCAACGCGTTCACCACTGATGACCTGATTACATTGGCTTACAGTGTTGATGGCATGGCTCGTATGATGGGCGCAGGCTACATGGTTAACACCACGACCCTTGGTTTCATCCGTCGCCTGAAAGATGGAGACAACCGCTACATCTATAACCCTGTTGTAGGCGAGCCTTCCACCATCCTCGGTATGCCCGTGTATGAAAACCCTGCTGTTGCATCTATTGCTACTGGTGCGAAGGCAGTGTTGTTCGGTCACTGGGAGTCTGTCAAGGTTGCAACAACTGGTCTCCAGGTGTCTGTCAGCTCTGACGCATACTTCGAGAACGATGTGACCGCGTACCGTTTCGTTTACCGCCTCGCTGCGGGTGTCGCTAACGGCGCTAACCACATCAAGTACTTGGCCCTTGCATAAGGTCTAAGTTCATAGGCTGAAAGCCTCCGTCGTGTTGTAGGTTCACGGCGGGGGTTTTCGCTATTATTGGGGGATGCCTACGTTTGAGAAAATTCCTGGTCTCATTTCCCTTGCAAGTAATTCGCCGGGTGCGCCTACCGGGTACGGTCAGCAGGCGGAGCACCTGGTGGAACGTCTCGTTCGGCATGGGGTGAAAACTGCGTCGCTGTCTAACTATGGGCTGGAAGGTCGGTTGGACAAGTACCCGACTAAGCATGGGGATGTGTTGCACTATCCGAGGGGTGTTGCACCGTATTCGCAGGATGTGTTGACACCCTGGCATGAAGCGCACCGGAGCCATTACGACCCTGATTTGAAGCACGCCATTATGACGTTGTATGACGTGTGGGTGTATAACGGTTGGGAGGGTAAGGCTCCAGTGATTTGTTGGGTGCCGTTAGATCATGTGACAACTCCTCCTGGTGTGGCTAAGTTTCTGAAACGCGAGCAGGTGACTCCGGTGGCTATGTCACCTTTTGGGTTGGAGCAGTTGACGGGTGCCGGGATAGAAGCCCACTATATTCCTCACAGCATCGACACTAAGGTCTTCACTAAGACTGAGAAAGTTGTGCGGGCTGATGGGGAGAAGGTGTCTGTCCGGAAGTGGATGGGTATCCCGGAGGATAAGTTTTTGGTAAGCATTGTGGCTGCGAATAAGGCTAACGGGATTGTTCACCGTAAAGCGTATGCTGAAAACTTCTTAGCGTTTTCGGTGTTTCATAAGGAGCACCCTGATTCTCATTTGTATGTTCACGCTGACCCTTCCCCTAATGTGGGCGGGTTTGATTTAGGGATTTTGTGTAAGGTGTCTGGGATTCCACCGGAGGCTGTGACGTTTGCTAATCCGGATGAGTTGCGGGTTGGGTATTCGCAGGCGCATTTGGCTGGCATTTATTCTGCCTCGGATGTGTTGTTGGCAACCTCGTATGGGGAAGGGTTTGGGGTTCCGACGGTGGAGGCTCAGGCGTGTGGGACTCGGGTGGTTGCTTCGGGTTGGGCTGCGTCGAAAGACCTGGTGTCGGAGGATTCCTGGTTGGTTGATGGGCAAGTGTTTTGGGACGAACCGCAGAAAGCTTATTTTCAGATTCCGAACGTCAATTCGATTG